CTCCAAATAGTTTAGGGTAGCGTTTAACAACTCGCTTCCTAAAGTCCAAAAAAAAAGCGAAGCCGAAATAGCCACGTCCATAGGAGCATATAGCATTAAGTCGCTAAATTCATTCGAACCTTTGTATTCCATTATCTCGTATTTTTCGCCTTTTCGTAAGGTAATTGGTCGGTACATTACCGCCATCGCTTTGTGAAAATCTTCCCACTTCGAAAGGTAGTTGTCTAAGTCCACATATTCGCCGAATGTAATGTTTTCTAAGTCAGGAATAAAACCGAACTCAACTTCTCCTATCTTAAAGGTTGGTGTAAATTTTGGTTTTTCTTGGAATATCTTTCTGAAGTGTACAATTAACTCATTGACACTTGTAAGTTTCATTTTAACAATTTCCTTTAACTGGATGCCACAAAATATTTCAATCATTTTCTGCGCTATAAACTCCTCGTCATTTGACGTTGATTGAAGTTTTACGAACTTCTGATAATTGATTAAAGGGATTTCATTAATCGTAGTTGGAACGGTAACTTCTAACTTCATATTTATATAATTATTTTTTCGTGTTTTTGTAACTCAGGATAAATTCGTGAGCCTTTAATAGCATATCAAAATGAACGGGAAACCGCGCCATATTATTAAACACTATTCGAACACGAACCCCTTTTCGTTCGAAGATATAATCTTCAACTACTTTAATCATTTGCTGAAGGTCTTTATCTGATTGCATACTTTCCGTAGTTTGCCCCTATACCCAGTGTCTCCATTTCGTGGTATCGAAGCGCGTCAATTCCGTGGTTAAAATAGTCGATAGGTTTGTTTAATCGCTTTCCTTGTTTGTCGGTGTCCCAAATATACGAGCGTAATTCTTTGATTAAATTACTGCTGTTTGACGTTACTAAATAGTCTTGCCGTTGCATCACGTCAATTCCGTAGTTAATTGAATCTTTTCCTTTGGTTACTCCTTTAATAGTTATTCCATAGCGTCTGATGTCATCTATTGATTTAGGCTCTGATGAATCGGCATATACTATTACGTTTTTTGGTAAGATTTTCGCTATGTCAGAATTTAAAAGTCCTGTTTGATATTTGATTTCATTTACAATTCGTTGTTGATTGTAAACATAGATTTCGATTATAGCCGTCGGGTCATTCGTATAACCGAAGTCAAGCCCTATGCCTACTAATTTTGCTTCCTTTGGTATCGTGTCAATTTGCTTCCAATTCGAAAACACAACTCCTTCGAGCATTCCTAATTGACCTTCTCCGTAAACCTTCCACCAATTCGCCCAGTAAGTACTTGTTTTTGCTTTGTCTCGATTCTTTTCGATTTGGTCTATAATTGATTGGTCTAATGCTTCGTTGTCTTTGTAAGTAAGAATCAGGAAATCGGAATCGGGTTCGTCTTTTAGCTCCTTGTGAACCCAAAATTCATTTGCAGGGTTAAAATCTAAATAAACTTCTTTTCGTGTTCGAATCGACAACTCATTATACGCATCAAAGGTGACGTTGTTGCACTCATTGATATAGAGAATATCCCTTCTTGCCCCTCTTAACTTACTGGAATCATCTGCGGAAAAGAATTCAATTACCGAACCATTTGCGAACTCATATCGGAGTAAAGATTTGTTAAACCTATCTTCGAAGAATCTGCCCGTCCATTTCATTATCTTTAAGAAGTCCTTTAGCGCACCCCGTCTTAAATGTGGTATTGTTTCTGCAACTACGCTTATTTCGATTCCTTCCGTTCGTGCGGCTCGGTCAATTAACACTGGTAGAATTCCAAAGGTCTTACCTGCCGAAGTTCCACCCTGAATAATCTTTATCCGTTTTTTAAGACTGAGAATCTTCCGTATTGCTGTTGTTTTAATAAACATATTCCCATTTATAACCACAAGCAGTTTTGCGATATTGTTTTTTATTTAATACCTCACTAATTCTTGGTATTTTATATCCTGCATCTCCAATTAAATGTAATGCATCCCAAATTTTAATTAATTCATTATTCAAAGATAATTGTTTAATCTTTTTTTTATTTGAATGTCTAATATTTAATTGATTTGTAGTCCATTCTAAATTAGAAGCATAATTATTTAAATGATTTTCATCAATGTGATTTATAATAGGATAATTATTTGGGTTTTCTATAAAATGTAATGCAACAATTCTATGAGTTGGTTTAAATACTCTTTTACCATTAATCATTAATCCGTGGGCTTTATATTTTTTTCTACCAACAAAACTTCCTTTTAATATTTCATTAGTTAATTTATTTTTAATTCTACCGTAATTACTCACTTCATAATTGTTAGCGAAATTTATTTCCTTCCAAATTTCAATATTATTCATCTTCATTTTTATTAGTTTCCTCAATATCTCCAAATAATGGTTGTTCTACGTTTGTAATTTCTTTCTTTTCGACTAAGTTATTTAGTCTCGCCGTTATGCTTGAATTATAGATACCTGCCATACCACCACCTATTTGGTCGTTGCGAACTTCTTTCCTTATGCGTGAAGCGATAGTTAAAAAACGCTTGTATCTTCCATTCGTATTCGCAAAATAATGGCTTAAATCGCCTATAACTCCTATCTCAGCGCAATAACATTCAAAGCCATCAATAGTTAATGGGCGTTCTAATTCAGTAAATTCACTTCTACCTTCTTTACCTACAAAGGTGTGTTTCATTATAGGATTTTGCTTTGTTTCTCTCTTATAGTTTTCGAATAGCCCCCATAAGTGTTCGGGTGATTCTATTTTGTTTGGTCTTCCCATTTTTTGTCCTTGTTTTAATAGCCTTTATTCCGATTCTAATTCGGCTTCAGGCATTGAATTTTCCTCCTTATAGATTGCGTAAAGTGAATTTAACTTATTTACAACTTCCCTTAGACAACTTCCACACGATGTAGGTTGCATTTTTTCCTTTAATACTCGGTTGTAAATCTTTAGTAATTCCCGTTGCTCACTGGGACTTACTGAGTTTCTACCTCTTTTGAAAAACGTATCCAAAATTAAGTATTCGTCTTCCGTTAGGCATTCAGGTTTCTTGTAGCGCCAAAGTTCGTTTAACTTTTGTTTACGTTCTTCGCACCCGCAGTCTTCTCCTAATATCCATTTAGCAACTTTTGCTACTCCCGTAGCTTCTAAAATTTGTTCTACGGTGTCGCCAAGTCCTTCGGCTTGTTTCTTTTTTCGTGCCATAATTTAATTTTTATATGTTAATACTTGTTCTTTAGTTCCTAATATAATAGTGTCGTCGGTTAGTGTTTCGGTTTTAATTACTTCTAACCCGTGGTGTTCTTTTGGGTAGGTCGTATATTCTTTCGACAACCAAAACTTAACCTTTATTTCTCGCAGGGCTTGGGAACTCCAACCCGTTTTTTTTATCATTTCAGTTAATACCCTTCTTTTTGCTTTCATTTTATTAATTCAAAATCCGTGTTTTTGTAGTCCTCGTATTCTTCGCCAACGGCTTCCCGTATCTTTGCCTTGCAGTTTTTTAAAGTGTTAAAAATCGAACTGCTTGAAATAGTAGTTTCTTTGGCTATGTCTCTTATGCTTAAATCCGTGTCTTTATACACTTCGAATAGTTTTTGGTCGTACCAATGCCAACTATCCACCTCGTCCTGTATCTTCATTAATAACTTATAGTAGGCTTCTTCTTTCTCCATTTCGCTTGGTTCGTCTTTTACTTGGACTTGTTCGAGCGGGACTTTTTCCAATCGTGAATTACTGCGTAAATGTAAAAGGTAAAGATTCCGCAAAGTAAAATACATAAATCCTTTATTGACTTGACCATTCTTAATTATGTTTTCGGGTTGGCAATACTTATAAATTCTTAGATAGGCTTCTTGTACTATGTCTTCAGCAAAAAAATCTTCGCCAAAACTTTTAACCAATTTTACCCATTCTTTGTGGTCTTTTGCCACGTCCTTAAGCCATTCCATAGTGCTTAGTTTGTTGTCAAATATAATGATTAATTTTTAATCACAACAAAATATAAAAAAAAAGCCACCTTATTCGGGTGGCAATCCATTGTAAAAACGATAAACAAACGCGTCTAACTTCTTGGCAGTTTCTAAACTTACAGGTTTACCGAGTAAGAACCTATCTAAGTTATATTGGTGCATTTTGTGTCCTCGTTCTTTTATTTCGGTTACTATTTGATTCCGTGTTTTCGTTTCAAGAATCTTACGTAAATAACCTCTTAAGGAGTAGTCGTCTATAAACATAACTAAAAGGGTAAATCGTCTTTTTCAATTATTTGCGTGTGAACTTGTTTCGGGGATTCGTTCACGTAAGGTTCGCTAAATGAACACGAAAAATACTTAGTACCTTTGCTTGATTCCTTAAACCAAAGCGCTATCTCCATTTCTTTTCCGTTTACGTTTACTTTACCTCGGTAGTCGGGGTGCGTTTCCTTCGTCTTTTTGTCGTTCTTAAAAATCGCTCCAGTGTTGTTTTTTGTTTCCATTTGTTATTTATTTAAGTTTATTTCGTGTTCGTTTAAGCTATCGTTTAAAAAATCTCGCATTCGTTCAACTATTAACATTTCGTCTTCGTTTAGTTCTTCGTACTTGTACATCTTACGTAGTTCTTGTTGAAGTTCCCAAAGCACGTTTAACATAGCTTGTCCCTTAGTTGCGCAATAGTATTCAGCTTCTTCGTCAGGTAAGTTAAATTCAATCGTTGCTTTCATAGGTTTGTTTATAGTATTTTTCTGCTGTTGAATATGGCTTATCTCTTAATAAAAATGATGTGTTATAAGCCTCAATTATCTGCTCCTTTTCCATTGCTTTGGCTTGTTGTATTTTTTCAGCTAATACCCAAGATTGTATTTTAATAATATAATTCTCTTGGTCTTTAATATCAGCAAAATCATATTCTTTTAATTGCTCAACCAACCACTCTACTGCCATTTGTTTCATTGTTCTTGTTGTTTAAAAAAATATTTGTGTTTTAATTATTTTTTGAAGTGTTAAAAGCATTTTTTGATTTTTTTCTTTATGGTTTAACTCTTCACTAGAAGTACCATATTCCCAACCTATTATTTTATAAACATTTCCATCAAAAAAAACCATTTGGTCTTCTATTATAAAACAAGGGCTAATATAAAAATATGCTTGTATTATATAATCTTCTTCTGTCAAATGAAACGATGTTATATCTATTGCTTTCATATCTCTTTCTTTAGTTTCTGATATTCTGATATTCTTGTTATCCAATTTAAAAAATCTTGTTCTGAATTATTATTTTTAGCTATATTACACATCTTACAACAAGCTACAATATTATTATTTTCATATCCTTTTGTATTATCTACTCTATCAATACCATTATATTTAACATTATAATAAGACTTCATATAAGTATTAGATGGTTCTATTCCACAATAATGACAATTTGATTTAATTATATTTAATGCATAATCAAAATCAACATTAAAACTTAATTTTCTTGCTTTTGCATTTTGCCTATAACTAGAAAAAATACTTCTATAACCTCCATCTTGTTTTGCTAATTTATGTCTTGATTTTGCAGAATTTTCTACTGATTTTTTAGACTTTAAACATCCACAAGATTTACTATTATTTCTTAAAATTGCTGAAGTATTTAGTTCTATTTTATTACCGCAATCACATTCACATAACCACATTCTTTTTTTTGTAGTTCCGTACATTCTACTTGGTAATATTTCAACAACTGTTAACATATTATATTTTAATCCAGTTATATCTCTTAATTTAGCACCCATTTTCTTTTATTTTTTTAATTGCAGCTTCTAAATATAAGGATAAATCCATAGCTTCTTCTTGTGCTTCAGTTAACCAATCTATTATGCTATAATCTTTCCTATCCAGGTTAGTACCGTACTTCTGCTGCCCCCTCTTACTCCTCTCATAGTACTTAGCCATCACTGCCAATAGGATGCTGTCTTCGTGTTTAATTGGTTCTTGGTCGTGTGTTATGTTCATTTTTTATTGTTTTCTAATTGGTCAATTTTAGCTTTATAAACCCAAATTTCATTTTTTAAATCTTGTATTTCTTGATTAAATTTTCTTATTTGGTCTTCGTGTCTTCTTACCCGTTCTTTGTAATATAAAATTGATTCTATCGCTTTTTCGTATCTATCTAATATGTTATTTACTAAAAATTCTTTCATATCGTTTGCATTAATAAGTTATAGTATTCTCGGCATAGTTCGACACGTTCTTTAATTTGCTCGATTACTTGTTCGTCTTTTTGCACGAACCAATATTTAACCCTGCGGTTTTTTGGAATGTGGCTAAACTTGTGCTTCGCTTCGATTTCTTCGCGTAGTTCCTGCGATTCGTCTATAAGGTGGAATTTCCAGTGAGCGCGTCTTATTTCGTCTTCAGCCATTTCGCTTGGGGTATCTATAAGACAATAAGCTAAAATAGATTCGTTTTTACCCGTTAACCACATATACCCTTGTAACTGATAATAATAATCTTTGTTAGGTAATTCGGTTTCGAACCACGGAAAAGTTGAAGCGTCCCAAGAACTTTTAACGTCTATTAATACCTCGTCCGTGTTTACGTCGGGAGTTCCTGTTATCCAATCGTTTGTAAAGTGTTCGTCGTTCTTGTAAATAAACTTAAAATTCAAAACATCGTTAACAAGCGCTATCGATTCTTCTTCGACTTCGTTTCCTTTATCCGTGTAACGTGAACTAAATTCTTTGCGGATTCCGTATTTTTCTTTTAATACGATTTCTTCAACATATGACTTTGCCGTTTGCGATAGGACTTCCCCCGACTTGCGGGGGCTACTCATTATCTTACCAATTTTAGAACATCGGACTTTCATACGTTTTCAAGTAATTTAGTTTGACCTTCGGTTAATTCAAACTTTTCGATTAGTTCTTCCTTGGTGTATTTACCTTCTGCTATCATTTCTAAAGCCTTGCCTAATCGTTTGTTATCGATTGTTGGTTTTTTCTTTACTTGTTCGCCTGAAGCGTCCGTGTCTTTGTCGGTAACTAATCCAAGTGCAGAACTCAAAGCGTATCTTCTAAAGTAAGTAACACCACTTCCAAAACTTTGGTAATCGTTCATTCCTTTTAATTCGACTTGTGGAATAGCCACCTTTGATTCTAATGTTTCTCCACTTTCAACGTGGAAAATAACCGTAGCAATGTAATCGATTCCTTCTTTAGTATCGAGTAACTGCGTGAAGCCTAAT